GTTTAAAGATTGAGGATCGTGAAGAGTATCTCACAAAGAAAAGTGAGGTTGCTGATTTACAGACTCAAATGCAACAAGATCAGGCAGGTATACAACAGGCTCAAGAGCAAGCCGCTCAAGAGCAACAACATATGCAAGCCCAGATCGCTCATCAAGAACGCGCTAAACTTGAACAGGTTATTCCAGAATGGAAAGACCCTAAGTTTCGACAGGCAGTAAGCAAAGATATTTCTGAATTTGCAATGTCTCAGGGATTTTCTCAAGAAGAGTTAGCCCAACTAACTGACCATAGATCACTCATTATACTTATGCAAGCCAAAGCATTCCAAGAAATGCAGAAAGCACAGCAGTCAACTAAGACTAAGAAGAAAGTAAAGACCGCTAAAATGGTTAAGTCTGGAACTGGTGGCAAAAAGAAAAATGAGAAAGCCAAAGTTAAACGTACTGCACAAATGAAGCGTCTTAAGGAGAGCGGTCATGTAAATGACTCTGTATCTCTTCTTGAGGATTTTGTAGACATTTAACAAAGGAGGTATACTGTTATGACAGTCCCTACGAATACCCGATTGACCTTTGGTGGCGTACAGGTACGCGAAGACCTTAGTGATATCATTTATAATATTAGTCCTATGGACACGCCCTTTATGTCTGGCGCAGGTAAAGGCTCTTGCTCAAATACTCTGTTCGAGTGGCAGAAAGATGAGTTGGCCGCCGCCGCCGCTAACCAGAAACTAGAGGGTGACGATCCTGATTCGCTGGCTGTTGTTGAACCTACGAAGTTGACCAACCACACTCAGATTTCTGAGAAGGCTGTTCAGACTTCAGGTACGGCAGAAGCAGTTGATTGGGCGGGTCGTAAGTCCTCGCAAGCGTATCAACTTGCCAAACGCGCTAAAGAAATTAAGCGTGACATGGAGTTGATGCTTACTGGTGAAGATGTTAAAGCGGCAGGTGGTGCGGGTGTTCCTCGTAAAACTGCGGCCTTTATGTCTTGGCTTGGTGACGCTACTGCGGCTGATTCCAACATCATTGATGGATCAGCAGGTACTCCTATCGCTAACGATGGTGATGGTACTTCTGTTGCGGCTCCCGCAGGTGCTGACGCTGTATTGACTATGGATATGGTCAATGATTGCGTACAGCAAGTTTGGGAAGCAGGTGGTAACCCAGATGTCATCATGTGTGATGCGTCATTGAAAGTTAAGATGTCGGCTCTGGCAGGTTCTGTCGTTGCTGATCTCGTGACTAACCATGACAAAGCGTCACCCGCCCATGCTGTCAACTCTGTTGATGTAATCGTTACAGACTTTGGTACGTTTAAAATTGTACCTAGCCGTCTGTGTCTAGCAAACCAGTTGTACATTGTTGATTTCGATTTCTGGAGCATTGATTATTTGCGTCCATTTACGACTGAGACTTTGGCTAAGACTGGTGATTCCGTCAAGCAGATGATGGTTGCTGAGTATGGCCTTCGAGGTAAGAATGGTCAGGCTAACGGTGCTGTGATCGGCGTCAAAGCGGCGTAATGAGTTTGGCTCCCCTTCGGGGGAGCCTTTCTTTCTGAGGATACTATGAGTAAAAAACTACTTAAAGAAGGTCTTAAAAAACCTAAAGAGCAAACAGTAAAAGAAAAACCTTACACTGTTAAAGCATCTGTACAGAAAGCAGTAAAAGATTTAAAAGCAATGTCAAAAGATAGGGGATCACTACCGCTATGAGAGAGAAACATTACCGCAAAACCACAGTAGAAGAACACTCTGATGGTACAGCCAGTGTTGTTACTCATCAAGATGTAGAGCCTATACTAAAGAACAATAAAGAATTATTAAATAACTATGGTGATAAACTTACTTTTGGTAAGCAACAGCATGGTATGAGAGTAGCATCTATTCCTGTAACTATATGGGAACAATGGATGAAAGAAACAAACGGTGCAATAGAAAAAGATAGCAAGTTAATGAAGAAGTATCTTAACAATCCTGATAACGCTTTCTTACGCACAACACCAACGAGGCTATAACTATGTGGCTATATCAATCCCCACAGCCGGGCAACACCCAAGTTAACTACCCACAAATAAACGACAAAGTATATTACATTTCTCGTAGATAATGGCTATATCAAACTATACAGAACTTAAAACTGCTGTAGCGAACTGGTTAGATCGTGATGATCTGACTGATCGTATACCAGAGTTTATAGCATTAGCGGAGTCTAGGTTTAATCGCCTACTCCGCATTCGTGCTATGGAGTCTAAGCAAACCGCATCTACTGTAGCAGGACAGCAGAACCTAGCATTACCCGCTAGGTTTATACAAATGCGTAATCTACAGATTAATACATCTCCTGTAACCCCAATGCAATATGTCACACCTGAAATATTTGACCGCTTATATGGCGGTTCTTCTAACGGTACTCCCAAGTTCTATACTATTATTGCTAATGAACTTCAGTTAGGCCCGACACCAGATACAGTACAGACAATAGAAATGTTGTTTTACGAAAGGTTTGAAAATCTTACAGACAGCGCAACAACTAACTGGATGATTACTAACGCTCCTGATATCTATTTGTATGGCGCTATGCTAGAAGCAGAGCCATTCATCATGAATGACCCCAGAGTTCAGTTATGGGCTACTGCGTTTCAACAGGCTATTACAGACCTACAAGAACAAGACAATAAGGATAGACACTCTGGTTCTGCACTAAGAGTAATGAATACTAGCGGGTATCCATGACAGCCCCTATAACGTGGGCTGAAGCCAGTTCACCTATATACTGGTCTAATATAGGTATTGATTGGGATAGTCCCGCTAAAACAGAAACATCTATATTTACGGTTAATTCTGGATTAGTATTACTAACTGGTGTTGATTATATAGTAGCCATTAATTTTGGTGTAAACCTAACATCTGGTAAAGACTCTAAACATACTGTAATAGAGTCTATATCTTATGGATTACAGCAGGGGTACAGTAATTTTGGTGGCTTTACTATATCAGGATCGGTTCAGTTTGATATTAATGGTGGTTTAACTAGCAACAGTGTTTTAGCCGCCGTAGGTAGTGCTATTTATGGTATTGAAAATAATTACATAAATAATACAAATCATTCAGAAACAACTACAATTGGAATAACTATGACTTACTCTAACGGTGATTCACTACTATGGAACCCAGTTGAAGAACCTTCTAGTATATGGACAAAAATTGATTACCCAAACTAATAACTTTAAAGCCAATGGAGGCTTGCACATGAAACATGATAGCGATATGAACTTAGGACTTAAAAACATTTGGAACATAAAATGTTTCGACTCCGAAGGCAATTTAAAATGGGACTTAACCAAAAAGAACTTGGTCGTTACGGAGGGTCTTAACCACGTACTGTCTAGCACCTTTGATGGCGCTACACAAATTACCGCATGGTATGTAGGGTTAAAGAATGCAGGTTCTGTAGCGGCAGGTGATACTATGGCATCTCATGCAGGGTGGACTGAGAATGTTACCTACAGTCAAGCCGCTAGACAAACGCTTACATTAGGTACAGCGGCGGCAGGAAGTATTGACAACTCTGCAAGCAAGGCTAGTTATTCTATTAATGGTACGGCTACTATTGCAGGAGCCTTTATTGTAAGTGATAGCACAAAGTCTGGAACGTCAGGCACAATTTACGGGGCTGTTGATTTTGGTTCTGCACGATCAGTTATCTCTGGTGACACTCTTGAAGTTACTGTAACATTAACGGCGGCTAGTGCATAATGGCTTTAGAAACAGCAAGTTGGATAACACAATTAGTATCTGCTAATCCTGTAGATGGTGATCCCGTAGGTGAAGGTGATGACCATCTTAGGATGTTAAAGACTGTTCTTAAGAATAGTTTTCCGTCAGCGTCTACTACTGCTGTTATTCCCAACGTATCAAGTCAATCAGGAAAGTATCTAACTACAGACGGTACAGATACTTCTTGGGGAGTTGTTAGCGCAGGGGCTACAGGCGCAGGTGGTGACGAAGTTTTTTATGAGAATGAACAAAATGTAACCACAAGTTATAGTATATCTACAAATGAAAATGCTATGAGCGCAGGGCCAGTGACTGTAGATTCTGGAGCAACCGTAACCATTCCTAGCGGATCAACGTGGGTTATCGTATGAGTACTTTAAATGTAAATGAAATTGGCCCTGAATCTAGTCACATTAAAGTTACATTTGATTCTGACACCATTGTAATTCCTACAGCAACATCAAATCCATTATCTCCCGATATTGGAGAAATTTATTTTGATACAAGCGCAGACGTTTTTAAAACTTACACTGGATCAGGATGGGTGAGTCAAGATGTCTAAATTAGAACTTGGAACAATTAGTCCTATTTCTGGGTCTAGTAAAATTACAATGACAGGAAACTCTGTTGTTTTTCCGTCATCAAGTTCTATTCCAGTTTCGCCTTCTGTTGGTGAAATGTATTACGACACTACAGGAAACCTTTTAAGAGTTTACAACGGATCATCTTGGGTGCCTCCTGTTTATGCAACTAGCGGAGGAGTGATAACAGAAATAACTCAGGGTGGAACAGATTATGTTGTTCATACTTTTGCCTCATCTGGCAACTTTGTGATAACAGGATCAGACATTGAAGTTGAGTATCTTGTTATCGCAGGTGGAGGCGGGGGTTCATCCTATAGATTTGGTTCGGGAGGTGGAGCAGGTGGTTATCGTTGTTCAGTTGTCGGAGAAAGTTCTGGCGGTGGTGCATCAGCAGAATCCAAACTTACATTAAGCGCAGGAACTTACGCTGTTGTTGTTGGTGCAGGTGGCGCTGATAATGGAACTACACCTTCCAATGGATCGGATAGCAGTTTTTCTACGATCACTTCTCTTGGAGGTGGTGGAGGGCGTAATTATACAACTGCAGGGGTTAGCGGTGGATCGGGAGGTGGTGGTGCGCCATCGGCAACAACTCCTGGCTCTGGAACAACAAACCAAGGTTATGCGGGAGGCACTGGCTCTAGTGGTAGTGGCAGTCATGCGTATGGTAGTGGTAGTGGAGGTGGAGCAGGAAGCATAGGCTTTGCTGGAACACAACTTGCGGGTGGTAATGGTGGATATGGTGTTGAATCGTCTATAGATGGAACTGCTACTTTTAGAGCAGGTGGCGGTGGAGGATCAGGTGGTGGAGGAGGTGAACCCGCACATCATGGGGGTGTTGGCAGACATGGTGGCGGTTTAGGTAGCGGCGGTGAATACCCGGGATTATCAAGTAAACCCTCCCATAACCTTGCGTTAAACGGAGATATTAATAGCGGTGGCGGGGGTGGCGGAAGTTCAACTTTTACATATTACGATTATCACACTCAAAGTTCTTTAGGAACCAAACCCGGCACTTCAGGCGGTTCTGGAATTGTAATCATTAGGTATGAAAAATGAGTCATTACGCAAAAATTACAAATGGAATTGTTGAACAAGTTATAAGATCAGAAAAAGAATTTATTGAAAGTTTAGACGGTGAATGGATTCAAACATCTTACAACGGATTAATAAGAAAAAACTACGCAGGTATCGGGTTTACTTACGACACAGAACTTGATGCATTTATTCCTCCGCAACCATACGATAGTTGGGTTTTAAACAAAGAAACTTGCAATTGGGAAGCACCAGTTCCTTATCCCGCTGATAGCAATGAATACATTTGGAACGAAGAAACGCAATCATGGGAGTTAATTGATGTCCAGTGAAATTAAAGCAAACAAGATAAGCCCCGCTACAGGTACGGATTTTACATTAGGGGATTCGGGGGATACGTTTACAGTCCCATCAGGCACGACTCTTGACATTGCATCGGGTGCGACGATTGACGCAACAGGCGCAACCGCAACTGGGTTCAGTAGCGGGTTTGTTTCTTATGCTCTTATTTGCGATCAGAAATCATCAGGCACTAGCGGAGGCACATTTGCAAATGCTTTGTGGCGAACCAGAGATTTGAATACAAAAATTGCTGACCCCGATGGCATTGTTTCAATTTCAAGCAATCAATTTACTCTTGGAGCGGGTTCATATCTTATAAAGTGGTCTGCGCCCGCCGCAAGAGTTGGTAGGCATAAAGCGGCACTTTATGACGTTACAGGAACAGCGTACATCGAATATGGAGATGCACGATGGGGTGATACTTATGACGGTGAATCTGATCCTTCGACCGGAATGGCGCGAGTAACTCCTAGCGGGTCTAATGTTTACGAAATACGTCACCATTGTGCAACTGGGTACGCAACTTATGGGTTTGGGTTCGAGGGTGGTGCTGATACTGGTAACGTTGTCGAAAAATACACTTTCGTCGAAATTTACAAGGAGGCGTAATGGACATTAGTCTTTGCATTATTCATTTAGGTCTTAACGCCAATCAATATCGATTAAGCCAGTCAAACACTCCGCATGAGATTATTGAGTGGAGTGGTCCTGACCCACAGCCAACTCAAGCGGAACTGGAAACAGCATGGTCAGAGATTGAAAAAAGCGGGTATTTAAAAAAAACAGCAGACTATTCAATAGCAAGAGCAGAAGCGTACCCATCTTGGCAAGAACAAATGGACATGATGTATCACGACCAAACAGAAGGCTCACGCACTTGGCTTGATGCAATCGAAGCCGTTAAGGAGGCATACCCTAAATGAGTGAAGTTAAAGTTGACACGATCTCCGAACGAACTTCTGCTAATGGCGTTGCAGTCGATGGGGTCACAATTAAAGACAGTGGGCTAACGATCCCTAGTGGTGGAACGCTGACAATTGACAGTGGTGGAACAATAACAAACTCAGGCACTGCTTCGGGTTTTGGCAAAGTGTTGCAGGTTGTTTCAACTTTTAAAAATGATACTTTTTCAACAAATGCTGTTGGAGTTGGAAACGCTGTAACACTTACGGGATTAACAGCATCAATCACACCATCAGCAACAAGTAGCAAAATTTTAATTTCTTGGATAATAAATCATTCAACCTCCGCAAGTTACTCAGGATTTTGCAACCTAATGAGGGACACGACTGCAATAGCACAACCGTCTAGCGGGTCTAACGCTTCAAGTTTTAATTTGCAAAACAGAGCCTCCGATATAGTAAAACCAGCGTCAGGCAATTTTTTAGATTCACCATCTTCAACCTCTGCAATAACTTATTCGTTTGATGTATGGTCAAGTCATTCATCTAACACAATTCTTATCAATCAAATGACTGGAGTTTCTACGATTACAACTGGAAGCACTATAACTTTAATGGAGATAGGCGCATGAACCATCAAGCAATCTACAACCTATATCCAAACGTTGTCTCTATTGATGACACTGCGGGAGCAATGGACAAAGACGGCAACCAAGTTTCTGTTGTTCAATCAGATTACGAAACAGAGGTCGCACGACTGCAAGCAGAGCAAGACGCAACACAATATCAACGTGATCGACAGGTTGAGTATCCATCAATTGACGAACTGATCGTCGCTTTATGGGAAGGCGTAGTCGAAGAACGCATGGCGTCTGTCACTGCGTTGGAAGGATTACGACAGTCAATTAAAACAAAGTATCCTAAAGGTTAAAATATGGCATTAGAAAGCGCAAGTTTTATTAGCGGGTTGGTAGACACTAACCCTACAGGTACAGATGCAATTAGTCAGGGTGACGATCACCTTAGACTAATTAAGTCTGTTTTACAGGGTACACTCCCTAACGCATATGAAGCCATTAACGGTATTCATACAGGAACAACAGCACCTACATCTACGTCAGCAGGACAACTCTGGTTTGATACTTCTACTGATTTAGTTAAGGTTAGGAATACTGCTAACTCTGATTGGGAGGTTGTGTCTGCTGTAGCAAACAGTGTCACACTTTTGAACAGGCAGTTTTATACAGGCACTAGCACATCAACCGTTAGAGCGTCTACACCTACCTTGACCGATATGTCTATATCTTACACAAAGCAAAACGCTTCATCTAAACTTGCTGTAACTTGGAGATGTGACTGTGAAGTTGCTTCTAGTTTTGGAACGCCTAGCCCAAGCGAAGGAAACTTGGTATCTTTGTATGTTGATGCCGCCGCAACAGGCGTAACTCCTTCTGGGGCAATCCTTATGCAATACTTTGATGATGACTTAGCGGCAGGTAGTCATGCGGGTGGAACAAGTGTTATGCGTGGAATGGGTAGTCATACTTGGGAGATTACAGGTCTTGCAGCAGGAGCAAGAACAATAGCAATATATGGACAAAACCAGTATCCTCTTGATGGTTGGGCAGGGTATGCACAGTATGAATTTATTGTAGAGGAATGGTTATGATTTTATCAGCAGGATTTGTTAGTGATTGCCTTATTCAATTAACGCCCAATAATGGGTTTATGATAGATGCCAATGAATTTGAGTTTTCTGAGGACAACTACGATAAACACGTTATTTATAACAACCCGCCTGACAAACCTGCTTATAACAGAGTTCTAGGATATGTTCCAGATACTCAGTGGTCAAGCGTAAGGGTCGAACAAAAGTATAAACTAGAAGATTCTGATTGGACTGTTCTACCTGATGTACCTATGGAAGAAAGCCTAAGAGATGAGTGGAAAGTTTACAGACAAGAGTTAAGAGATATTACAACTCAGTCTGATCCATTTAACATTACATGGCCCACGCCACCAGAATAAATGCCGCTAATACCTTTTGATAACGTAGGCTCTATAGGAATAATTAAGGATATACCTCCTTATAATCTTCCACAAGGTGCATGGTCTGACGGAAACAATGTAAGATTCCTTGATAACGGCGTAAAGAAAGTCGCAGGTTACAAGGAAGTGATGGCTACTTGTCCGTTTGCCCCATACTACATTCATCCATATTTAACATCAGCAGGACTGTATTACTGGATAGCCTATGGCTCTACAGACATTGCGGTTTACACAGGTACTACATGGATTGATGTTACAAGACAAAACACACTAACTTTAAATGGTGCTGTTTTAGCAAGTGCGGCTACTATTACTGTAGATACAGGAGCGGCATTAACCGCCCTGTCTGCTACAGGTACGTTAAGAATTGGAATAGATACTGGAACTGCTAATCAATATGAAGAGTTAACTTACAGCGCTAGAGATACAGTAACAGGGGTCATTACTCTTACAGGCACAACAACCTATGCTCATCCTGACAATACTACTGTATATGTGTCAGGCTCTACAGTTACAACAGATGATGATTACGGTGCAAATACTTCTAGTCGTAGATGGACTGCTACCAACCTTAACGGTCTTGTGGTTGCTACTAATGGATTTGATACGCCGCAAATGTGGCCTTTGTCTGCGGGTATACCTAGCACTGCTACGCCATTTAGAGAACTACAAAACTGGCCTAGTGGTAATTCATGTAAGTCTATTAGATCATTTAGAACATTTCTTGTAGGTCTTAATTGGAACAGGGACAACCCAGAGCCAAGATTAGTTAAATGGTCTACTGAAGCCGCTTATGGTGCGGCTCCTTCTACATGGGATGAGACTGACGCTACACTAGATGCAGGTGAGTACGAACTATCTGATACGCCCGGTGATATTGTAGACGGATTACCATTAGGTGATTCATTCTTAATCTATAAAGAAGATTCTATTTACATTATGAACTATGTAGGAACTCCCTACATATTCTCATTTAAACTTCTTAGCCCTACTGTTGGCGCATTATCTAAAGAGGCTATCAAAGAGTTTGATGGCGGTCATTTCTTTATTGGTAATAGTGATTGTTACATATGTAATGGTCAAACTGTAACACCTCTACTGCCTAACAAAGTGCGTAGGGCAATGTTTGAAGATTTGTCTGGCGATAACTATCAAAAATGTTTTGTTGCCGCAGACTATGTTCGTAATGAAATGCTTGCTTGCTTTCCTAGTTCTGGCAGTGATGTAGTAGACAAAGCCCTTATATGGAATTGGAAAGACAACACTTTTTCATTCAGAGATTTACCAGATACCTCTTTTATTAACAATGGTATTATAGATATTACTGTTGGCGCTACATGGGATGCCAGTTTAGAGTATTGGGATGTTGGCACAGGAACATGGGGTGAACGAAACTACGATAACGTCAAAAAGAACTTAGTATTCTGTGACGTAACTAATACCAAGATATTTCGTGATAGTTTTGGTAACACCAAAGACGGTATTAACATGGTATCGTATATAGAACGTACAGGTCTTGATTTAAATGATCCGCAGTCTGTTAAGTTTGTATCTGCGGTATATCCCCAGATTGAAGTATCAGGTGACAACACTGTTAATGTTTATATCGGTAGGCAGATAAGTACAGAACAAGGTATTACTTGGGAAGGCCCAGTAGCGTTTAATCCTAACAGTCAATCTAAAGTATCATGCCGTATAAGCGGAAAATACTTTGGTATTAAAGTAGAGTCTACTACGGACATGGATTGGAAACTGCATGGTGTAGCATTTGAAGTACAGCAACGTGGACTTAGAGGTTTAAGAAGTTATGGCTAATGCTCCAGTTAAAAACATTAAGTCAGTAAACAGATGGACTCCTAACCCTGCTCCAGTAAACAATGAGAACTTGTCTGATTACTTGTTTAGCGAACTAAACAGATTGTCAGATATTATATTTAACCTTGATGTAATGAGGCTTGAGTCTACGCATAAAGCGCCAGAAAAACCAAGGGCTGGAGATATACGGTACTCAGATGGATCAGATTGGGCTACTGGACAAGGTGAAAATATTTATTGGTACGATGGCACTCAATGGATTGCTATGTCTGGCGCTGGTGGCGCTGGAGATTATGGGCAGTTCTACGACACAAGCAATCAAATTGCAGGGGCAGTTGATACTGGACAAGGTGTTACATGGGGTGGAACAGCGTATTCTAGGGGTGTATCAGTAGATTCCGTAGATACTACTAAGATTAACTTTACCCACAGTGGTAGGTACTATATAGACTTTACTGCAACCATCCACTCAGAAAATGCCAGTTCTAAAGAGGTTTACTTCTGGCCTGCTGTAGATGGTACTGATATTGCTAACTCTGGCATGGTACATACGCTAGAGTCTAATAACCACAGAAGAACTATTAGCCGTTCTGGGATATTTGAGATAAGTGGCGGTTCTTACTTGCAGGCTATGTGGGCTACCAACGATTTAGACTTAGACTTGCATGGTTTAGTGGCATCTGCATTTGCGCCAGCAATTCCTAGCGCAACACTTAGCGTTATTCAGGTTAGCCAGTGAAAAAGATTCTAGCATTACTGGTTGCCGCTATAGTCAGCACTGCCGTAATTGGCGACTACAAGTCTACATTCCTAATAGAGAGGGACAAGTACAGTACATTAAACTGGCTGTCAGATGAGACAAGTAATCACTGGCGTGATTTGGTTATAGAAAAGTTAAACGCTAACGGTGATACACACGCTGATGTAATGGCTAGAAGTTATGACTCTTCGTTTAAAGAGGTGAGTAGTGTTAATAGAGTTGCTTGGCGTGATCGTCTTAATAAGTTGCGTAATAAAAATCTGGCTCCTGTAATGTGGCTTATATCTGATGACAGTCCACAAGCATACAAGCAGGGGCTACAGAATCAGATAGACTATCAGAACCAAGTAGTAGATGCAGTAGATGATCTTGTTAGCCATTACGTTGTATGCCTTGAGTGCGATGAATATTACTCAGCACAAGAAGTAAACGTGCTAATACAGAACCTTAGAAACAAAGGTGTTAACAAACCTATTGGTGTACACCTAACCCCCGGAGTCAAACCTGAATACTATGCTCAAGCAGACGTTATCTATTTGCAAACTGGTTTTAACCTGAGTGAGTCACAATTCAGAAAAAGTATCGAAGAAGCACTTAGGCTTGGTAAGCCAGTTGTCGTATCTGAGTACCACCTCAACGGAACAAGCGCATTGGCAAAAAGGTATGGAGACATTGCTTGCTCGTACAAGGGAGTTGTGGGAACTGGAAACGGCAGAGGATCAGCAACCTGCGAAACAATACAGTGGGATCAAGGACAAACAACCAAGTCCGAATGGGACAGATGGGAAGACTTCGTAAAGAAAAACGATCAAGAGTTATATGTATTTGCATTAGCATTGGTCACAGTTAGTGCGGCTAACTTAATTGACCTGCCATTTATGGCTACGTTTAACTACGCTACAGAAAACTATTACGAGTTGATGATGGTTAGACCCATTACAGAAACCATAGATACTGGCGTAACAGTTCGTAATGATGGCAAAGTAATAATCTTTGGAAACTGGAGATTTAAATAATGAAAGGAATTAACTATGTGTAGCGGAGGAATGTTTGGTGGAGATGCTTGGTCTAAAGACCATGACAAAATATTAAAACACGCTAGACAACTTCGCTATGATGAAGTTCCCGGCGTAACTCTTCCATCTGCTGACGCTCCTAAACAAGAATGGATAAGTAAGATGGATGCCTTTAATGCTTGGAAGGCTAGGGAAGTTGCTAAAGAAGCCTCTGGTAATGCTTGGTGGCAAAGAGGTAATGATGTTGGAGGCGGTGAAGAGTCAGGTGGTAGCAGTGGTAGCAGTGGTAGAAGTGGGCTATTGGATTCTAATATTGGCCCATACCCAAGACCTAACAAATACTTTCCATTGCTTACACAAGCATACGATAGGCCACAAGCCAGAGATTACTCAGAGTTTATTCAGGCAGGTAATCCCTTTGGTGGCGATGGTGGACTACTATACCAACCTTGGTCACAGCAATACTCAGAACGATATGGGTTACCTAATGAGATAGCACAGTATCAACCTAATATCTTTGGTGTTGGCCCTGTAAGTTATTACGGCTCACCGTTTGGCGATTTAAATATTACACCTCCAGAAGAACTATTTGGTAATGAAGAAGAAGAGGAGGAGTGGACACCGGGGTCACCGGGAAGACCTCCTGATTCAGATGGGAGTTGATAAAATATGATTCGTCCCGCTGAAACAAAGGACATAAACAAAGTTGTAGCGTTAGCCAAAGAGATGCATCAAGAAGGCTTGTATAAAGATATACCTTTCGATACCCAGAAGTTTGTTAGTACTGTGTCATACTGTATGAGTCATGGATACGCATGGGTAGGAGAAAAAGATGGCGTTGTAATAGCAGGTATGTTAGCCACTATTGGTGAATACTTTTTTTCTAATGCAAAGATAACAGATGATTTAGGTTTGTTTGTAAGTAAAGATCATCGTAAGACAAGGCTTGCTCTACTGCTGTTAAAAGAATATGTTGCTTGGGGTAAACGAATGGGCGCAAGTGAAATAACTATGGGTTCTACTAATGGACACCAAGGATCAGGACTAAAGAAGTTTTTAGAAAACAGTCTTGGATTTAAACATATTGGCGAAATATACAAATTGAGGAATTAAATATGTGTGGAGGCGGCGGAACACAAGTAAGCACCACTAATGTTGAGCCTTGGGCTGAACAAAAGGGGTATTTGACAGGAGGCTTTGAACAAGCCAAGAACATATACAATCGTGGCGCACCTGCGTACTATCCGGGTGAAACGATTGCAGGTTTTGACCCTGCTCAGACTATGGCACAAGAGTCTACACTCAACTATGCTACAGGCCCAAGGGCTATTGGTATGCAAGCAGGTGGTGAAGGTGCGCTTATGCGTAGCCTTGGTGGTTACACAGGCTTTAATGCAGGACAGTCTGCTGATCTACTAGCAGGTAATGTACGTACTGGAGCGGGTACACCGTTTGGCGCAATGACGGATGCGTTTACCAGTGATGTTATGGGTAACTTGCAAAAGAATATACTACCGGGCATTAGACAGAATCAGGTACAGTACCAACCGGGAGGCTCAAGCCGTAACCAGTTAGTAAGTGAACGTGCTATTGAAAATGCAGTACAGTCTGGTCTTACTAAACCTACTGCTCAAATGTACAATCAGGCTTATCAACAGGCTCAAGGTATGCGTATGCCGTTTGCTCAGATGGGTATACAGCAACAGCAGTTTGGTCAAGGTCAGTATCCTACTACAATGAATGCTCCATTAGGATTATTCAATGCAATGGATAGAGTAGGGGCGCAACGTCAAGGCATGACACAACGCGCTATCGATGCTGATATGGCTCGATACGAGTATGAGGCTAACGCACCACAGAACGCACTGCGTAACTATATGGCTATGATTTCTGGTGACTATGGCTCTACTACTACGTCAACTGTACCACAACAAAACGATTTTCTTGGAGATATAAGTCAGGTAGTTGGCATAGCAGGAACTCTTGCGGGTATGCCGCCTTTTCCATCTGACGAAAGACTAAAAGATAATGTAACCTACATTGGTAAGTCTGGTAAGCATAACGTCTACTCTTGGGAGTGGAATGACAAGGCCAAAGAGTTAGGAATTAATACTCCTAACATTGGTGTAATGGCTCAAGAGGTTATGGAAATTAATCCAGATGCCGTGTCAATGAATGACAATGGTTATCTACAAGTTAACTACGGAGCATTATAATGGCTGATCCAGTATATGATGATAGTCTTTTACCTTGGTGGATGAAATCTCTTATTGAAAGTGGCAAATCAGGTCTTGAAATTTTAGACGAAAGAGCAAGTGATGCTTTGGAATGGACAGGAGATGTTTGGGGCGCAGTCACAGATAGTGAATCAGAAAGAGCCGCAAGAAAACAACAACGTATTGATGAAGCAAATGCTGAAGCACAAGCACAGGCAGATAGAAATCCCGGCCCTGCTTATGCGGGTATATGGGATGGCGGTGAAACTTATAAACCAGTTAATGAATACGGTCAGGCAGTATCAGGGCCATTCTCACCAAGAGCAGGTCAAGGCCCATCACAACAGTCTACTACACCAGAAGGCCCAAAAACAGAAGAAGATTACCTTAACCAACTTTTAATGGCCTCGCTTATGAAAGGTCGTAAACCCACATACGGAAGACAGGCACCTAGTTCTTATGGTGTAGGCGCAACCGTACCATTCGGTGACGCATGGAGAATGCGCCGTACAATAGGAGGTCAGTAATGGCATTTAGTTTTGCAGAGTTATTAAAGAGGCAGTTCCCATTGGCAGGGGTAGAAGCGTATACTGGAAGCCCTAAAAGAATGCCAGAGTCAAGTCCGTTCCCAAGTGAAAGTGCATCAGGCGCATTAAGTATGGGTGGGTTAGTAGATGCTTTAGGTGGCGTAAGCATGGCTGACTATTTTAACAACGATAACTGGGAAACCAGACAAGTTGAAGGAGTTTCTAAAAGAGGTGAAATGGTAGATCGCCAATACCGTATGAATCCCGGCGATAAAACTACTATTAAAGTAGGTAATGATGGTAAAATTGTAGAAACTACGGAAAGAACTACAGGTGATCTATTTAGCGAACAGCCCAATAGACGTGATTACCCAGTACAAGTATCTTTACCTTCTCAAAGAGGTAGTGAGTTTGATCCTAGAATGTCAGGTGATCTTTTTCCACAACAGCCTGTTATAAACCCAATCCAATTACCAAATGATACCGCTCAATCAGAAATGAGTAGAATCCCCGGAGGTGCTGGCATTGATTATCCATTTATGATGGGTGGTGTCGAAGGATTGTTAGGTGATCCACTTCCTGCCCCACCTGTTCAACAAGGTATGCAAGATGAGATTGGGCGTATTATGATGAGTAATGATATAAGTAAAATGATACCATCTCGTAGTAGAATGCCTACTAACACGGTGTATCCTAGACCTACTACAAGAAGTATGTATAATCGTCCAGTTAACAGCCCTGATTTTATAGGTAGTCAAGGGTCTGTAAATAATACAGGATATAGAGGAACTTATGGTGTTCCTATGTATGGTCAAGCAAGACCAACATCAGCACAAACATATCCTAGCAACCCTTTACCGCCTTTGGCTACTCCAACTTTAATTGAAAATCAGTCTTCAGATATAGATATGATTGGTATGGATGATGAAGAAAGACGTAGAATGATGGATATGCTTGTAGGATTAATGCTCGAAAGGAGTGATTAAATGTTACCGTGGCTAATTAACTTAGGAAGAGCAGCGGCAGGTCTTACTGGCACCAGAGGTGTCGCTAGAAGTGCGGCTAAAATCTTTGACCCAAGAAAAAAATTAAAAGAACCGGGAGTCACTACTACCGGACGAAGAGGTGCGCTTCCTAATCTGTTAAGTGGAGATACTTTCGGGCCTTCTGCCGCAAGATTAGGTCTAACTACTTTAGGTGGTAGTATTGCCTTAGATAGAATAGGTGCTATGATGGGTGATGACCCAGAAGAAATAGCCAGTCCATCTCAGACAAGGCGTTTTGAAAGGGATACTGGGCAATCATTACCCGATTACTCAAAAG